GTCAGAAAAATAGTTACAGTAAAAATAAAGGTAAGGGGGGTATAAATCAGAAAGTTATGAGTAAAGATAAAATGAAAATAGTACATCAAAATTCAGAAATAAAACAAGGTATTTCTGATTCAGAAGAAGCTGCAGCTTTGTATGAAATTTTAAAAGAATTGCCAAAACCAGAATGCGCTATGAAGTTATCTGCAGCGCAAAAAAAATGGTGGTATTGGTTTGGCAATGAATTTGTTTCTACCAAACAATTTTCGAAGGTAGATTTAATGCATCTGCAACAGGCCGCATTCTGGATGGATGCTAGATGTAAAGCAATTGCAGAAATAAACAAAAAAGGGTACAAAGGTTTAGTGCAAACATTTGCCACAGGTGCAACCAATGTTACAGGACATGTTTCTGTTTTAGAAAAAGCAGATAAACATCTGGATGGTGTATCTGCACATTTTGGTTTATCTATAAAAGATAGAAATAAAATAAAAGCTGTAGAAGGTTCTAGTGAAAACCAATTATCACTTTTTGATGAAGTGATGCAAAAATTACATGGTTAAGATTTTAAATTATGGATGATAGAAGGTTAAAAAAATTAGGGTATTGGATTGCAAGTTTAACAATTGGGTTGTTAGTTGTAGTTCTTTTTTTAAAAGTAAACCATTAAAAAGATTTAATGCAAATACCTGGCAACATATCAACAACAACACCGATTCAATATGCAGCAGATGTGAAATCTGGTAAAATAGTCTGTGGTTTACGAATCAAACAAGCGATAGAACGTTTTTACAAGTTGGTAGAATCTGCAGATCAAAAAGGGTATTGGTTAGACTATAAAAAAGGCTTTGCAGTAATTAAATTTATAGAAGGTTTCTTGCAACATACCAAAGGAAAATCTGCAGGCACAAAGTTTTTATTATCACCATACCAACAATTTACACTGTTTAATTTATTTGCTTGGCAAACCGTAAACGAAAACGGAAAAACCATCCGATTAATCAGAAATGTGTATGAAAAGGTATCAAAGAAAAATGGAAAAACAGCAGTAGAAGCTGCATTGGCTTTGTTTGTAATGGCTTTTGATGGTGAAGAAGGTGCAGAAGTGTATGTCGGTGCTACAAAAGAAGAACAGGCAAAGCTATGTTTTAACCAGGCAGCAGATTTTATAAAAAAATCATCACTATTGCAAAAATTAGGTTTTCGCGTATATCAAAAAGAAATTAAGTTTTTACCAACATCATCATTTATGAAACCGTTAGGTGGCGATTCTAAAACACAGGATGGCATCAACAGCCATTTTACAATTCTAGATGAAATGCACGCGCACAAAGATGATTCTGTAAAAGAAAATTTAGAATCATCATCTGCAGCAAGATTGCAACCAATTACCTACACAATTACTACTGCCGGTACAAATGTACATGGTGTTTGTAAAAATTTCGAAGATAGCTGTATCAACATCTTGGAAGGTGTAGCAGAAGATGATACTTTTTTAATAATGATTCACGATCTAGATGAAAACGATGATTGGCAAAATCCAAATGTATGGCAAAAAGCAAATCCAAATTTAGGAATAACAGTTTCTTTAGACTTCTTAAAAAAAGAATATCAAAAAACAGTAAATCAACCATCAAAAATACCAAACTTTCAAACCAAACACTTAAATATGTGGGTAGATGCGCCTACAGTTTGGGTAGAAAGTAAGTATTGGACCAACTGCCAGCAGCCAATTCAGTACCAAAACTTTGCAAAATTGGGTAATTGTGGTGGTTTAGATTTATCATCAACTACAGATTTAACTGCATTTGCTGTAATAAGTGAACCAGATGCGCAAGGATTTAGAGATTTAGATGTATGGTGCTTTTGTCCGTTAGATACAATCGAAAAAAGAAGCAAAGAAGATCGAGTGCCTTATAAATATTGGGCCAACTTAAAAAGAGATAATGCTACAGATGCAAATGATACATATCTTATTGCTACAGATGGCAATATGGTTGATTATAATGTGGTTTTTAATAAAATTATAGAAATCACCGCAATTTATAAAACAGCACATATAGAATATGATAGAAAGTTTTCATCTGGATTGATAGCACCATTGCAGGAAGCAGGTATTGAATTATCACCATTTACACAAACGTTAATGAACTACACATCACCTACAAAAGAATTTGAAAGGTTGTTAAGATCATCAAAATTAAGAGTGGGCAACAATCCAATTTTAAAATGGATGTTAAGCGGTTGTGTACCAATTTACGACACAAACGAAAATGTACGTTTAGATAAATCAAGGTCAACAAAAAGAATCGATGGTATTATTGCATCAATTATGGCGTTGGCAGGCACGTTATCAGAAGAAAAAGAATTGGAAGTATCAAAATATAATGATCCGAATGTAGTGTTTACGTTTGGAAACTAAAATTAAATTATGAAACCAGAACACGCAAAATTCATCAGAGAAAACAGAAAAAAATTATCAATGTTAGATTTATCTAAATCATTAGGTATTTCTTATACAAAAGTTCGAAATTATATGATTGCAGAAAATTTAATGTTATCAAAAAATGAATGGGTAAGTATTAGATCTGCAAAGGTTATTGGAAAACCAAGAATAAAAAAACCTTGGAACTGGGATGCTTTGTTGTAGTTGATTGAATAAAATAAAATAAATAAAAAAACAATGACTTTAGAGGAACAATTTAAGGAAGAAAAAAACATCGAAGCATACGAAGATAACCAAATGCAACCAAAAGTTTACAGCGAAATTTATGTAGAATGGCTTGAAGCAAAAATTAATTATACACGTATTTGTGAGGAGTTAAAGGCTTCTTTCAAAAAAGGCGATGTTGTATTGGTAGATGGTAAAGAAAAAAGAATTGTTGTTCAAGAATTTGGTAATGGTAGTGTAGAATTAGAAAGTAAAAGCGGTTGGCTTTTGATAGGTAAAAAGCGTTTAGAGTTAGCAACAAAAAGCCTTTAATTACTTACAACTTTATTGTATAAGAATAGTAGCGTATTATAAAAAACCTACTAATCGTATTACAATTAGTAGATAAACAAACAAATAGTAGCGAAAAACACTGCCTTAGCTATTATTTTTATATAGTGTTGGCAGTAGTTAATTTTTTATTATGCACTTAGTAAATATGCCAAAAGTAAGAGTTAAGAAATACCCTAAAGGTTGGGTTGTTGAAAGACAAGTAAAAACTTGGTATGGAAAAAAATATTGGATACATATTGAAGCTGTTTCCGGTATTGATTCCCAACCTTGGTATTATAAGACAATGGACTTTGCAGTAGATGAAGCAAAAAAGCACTTTGCTTGGGATTTATATCACGGACACGCTAGATATACCTAATGCACTACAACGTGCTTGTGGTATGGGTAGTTTATTTAACGGATTAAAAACTAAAAGATGGAATATTTAATAGACAAATTAAAAATAGAAAACAGTAAAATTCTAAAAGACAGAACTGAATTAAAAATAAATGGTGACTTTACTAATGTTGGTGAAAGACTATTTGCTAATGAATTAAAAATAGAGCAGTTAAATACATTACCTATACCACTTGTTGTGGGTAGTTGCTCTTGTGAAAAGCGAATACTTAGAGACCAATACAAAATTAGATTCTGTGCCTATTGCCATAAAGAAATAGTTTACTGAGCAATTACTTACAACGGTTTGGGTATGGTTAGTTGCGTATAAATAAAACAGAATTTAATAAATAAGCAGAAAAATGAAAGCAGAAAACTTTATAGAATTAATAGAGCAAAATAGATTTGACAAGATTAGCAAAAATGGAATGACTTTAATAGCCAAGCGTTTTAGAGAATTACAAGCTAAGCAATTAACTATACCCGTTGTTGTAAAATCGTTGCCGAATAAAGAAAAACTAAACTTTGAGGATTGGCTTGAATTTAGAAAAATTGACAAACTTTCTGATGGTGCTTATAGATGGGAAGGAAGTTTATATACTGAATATTATGTAAAAAGTATTTACGAAAATTACCTAAAGTAAGGCTATGTTTTACAACGGAATGTTTAAGGAAAGTTGCGATAATACAGAACAAACTAAAATAAATAAAACAATGAAAAAAAAGATAGAAGAAATTAAAGAAGCAATATATAATTGTGGTGATGAATATGCTGAAAATAGAGAACAAGTTATAAGAGCTGTAAATTTATTAGAAGAACTAGAAAAGCAATTTTCTTTAAACGTAGTTAGCCACCGAAGGGAACTGTTAACAACGGTTCGAGAGCGAAATGCTTTTAATGATGGGTATAGTTTAGGCTGTAAAACTACTCGTAAAAAATACGAAAAATAGTTTTTAATTGTGGCATAACTGTAGTATATAAGACAAGAAACGTAAATTAATCAATAAATTAATAAATATGTATAAAATTAGAACAAATTACGGGGTTACTCACCAATATATTGAAACTTGGAAAGAGTGGGATGTAGACGAAAACTTTATAGAATTTAAACAAAAAAGTAATTTGTTGATTGTACACAAAAGCCAAATTTTAACAATCTATACTTAGTTTTTTGTTTTATATGCTGTTGGTTGTAGTATTTGCACGAGCGAAAAAACACAAAGAGAATCTTCCGCAAATATTACTACCAACGTATTGTAATATGAAAAGTAACGGAATAATAAACTAAAAATTAATAAATATGTACAGAATTTTAAATTACTTATTTGGATGGGATTATGTAACTTGGCAAGACTGCCTTTACAAAGGAATTA